CGGCAGTATCTGGCCATGTTAGGTCCTTGGTGTAAAGAGCTATAGTCGCTTGGTAATGCTTCGGCCATTCTTCGGCAGCGATCGCTGCAGCTTCTAGTTGATCATTAGTTAGCTTCACTTAGAACCCCCTTCCCAATGGCGCTTGATAGTGCACCAAATGATCGCTTGATAAACACAAGGCGCTTCTCCTAGTTTAGCTGCTTCGTTCATCGTTAGGCGCTCTATGCGGTCATACTGTGGAATTCCTACAGACTCGCCTAGTTGATCACGGCGTGTCTTAGAACGTGTCAAACATGCTCTCAAGTGCCAGCGATCAATAACGACACACTGAGCGCGCTCTTTGAGCTCGATCGTCTTGGCGAAGCTCCACGTTTTCCGCGACTCTTGGTTAAGCGCTTTGGGATTATTATTTAATATTTCCCATGCTTTACGCTTGTTCGCATTGAACGTAGAGACCGAAACGTCACCTATTGAACCACCAAGGGCCCAACATTTAGCTAGCTCGATTGCGTTGTGCTTGTTGCCTTCCCATGTGTTCATAGGTGACAACGCGCTGATCACTGCAGCGCCTTGCCAGACAGTTCCCCCAATGATAGTAGAGATCTCCTGAGCGACTTGGTGTGCTTCGTTATACCATACGATCCCGGCGTTGATGTCTTCTGGTGTCGCTAGGGCTCGCCATGCTCTAAGGTTGCCAACAATAACAGAGCTCTTTGTTTTCGCTGTTGTTTTCATTACTGGTTAATGATTAGAGTTGCGATTGCTGACCACATGATGACGATGATTATCACAATAAAGAAGTTCACTTGTTCCCCCTCTCTATGACAGTGAAATCTAGTGTTGCTTGGCGTGGCAACTCCATGTGATCGCGTTCGCCTTGAATATCCATCAAGAGCCCAATTGCTCTAGTGATCTCGAATTCAAGTTTATCTGCGGCATCCGCGTGTCTTTTGCGGGCTATCTGTAGGTCACGCATGACCTGATCTATTGTGTTTTCCATATTGCTTTTTTGGTGATGGCATCAAGTGCCATTGGTTGTCATACTAGGATCTTTCTTTTGTTCTTCCAGCTTTTTCTCAAGTTTATTTAGCGCTCGGTTGTCATTTGGTGACGGTCGGTTGCATTGGTGTTTTTAGTTAGCGATCGGTCATCCTCCTGTCATCCCTCTGTTATCCATAGTCATCCCTCTGTTATCCCTCTGTTATCCCTGAGTAATCGCTGGCCTATCAAAACGTAAAAACACCCGCACAATGACAAACACACCCTGACGATGACACCCGGCGATCACTCACTGACTACCTAGTGCCTCCCAGCGCGCGACCTAGTGATCACTCATTGTCTACCCTGGCACCCCTCGCGTATTACTGGTGATGCAGACGCTCCCAGCTGACAAAAAGAAATCGCTGAGTCTTTGAACAATGTTCGCTTGGTCAGCTGCTAGGCCTACCCTGGGGAATCGCGGCGAACTGTTGCGTTATATAAGGGGTGTCAGATATTTTTACCAAAAATAGAACAGGGCCCCCAGCGTTAACTAAGAGCCCTGCCTAATGGAACAACGAATGCAAAAGAAGCATTATGAGACTAACCGTCAGTCATCTGAAAGTGGACCGAAGTCGATCTCGAAGCAGTTCATACCAGAACCAAGGCTATCGTCAATAGTATTCTTTGCGACACTGACGAGTCCTTTAGCGGCAAAGTGGTTATCAAAGATGATCTTGCAGCTGTGCTTAGAGTCAGCCACTAGGATCACATAGTTTTCAAAATGTTCTCCGAGGATAGCAGTGACGCTTTGTAAATCTTTGGCCATAGTTACTTAGAGTTAACTTAGAGTCTAACTATAGACTAACTTTAGTGTAATATTCAATATTGTTATTATCACTCATTACTGACTTTAGTTAACCTATAGTTACTATAGGGGGACATTTCTACCCTTGTCAATACTGTATTTCCCCCATCCATATAAAATCATTGGTTTTTGTTCTTACATTAGTTAATATCGCTTATTGTTTTACCTATAGTCCTACATTATAGGCGTTACGAATTACCAAGTGAGAATATTGGCGCCCCCGCGGCGGATCTTAAAGTAAGCCTCGGCGTGTTTCTGTAGCTCTTTTCGTATATCGTCGTCTTTTCGCTCTAGGATGCGTTCTGACGCGTCTTGGGCCATTTGCTGACTCCAGTAACCAACAGCCATCGAAAGCGCGTCTAAGCGGTCGTCATGGGTCACAGCGCCGCGATCTCGTGTTATACGTGTGAGCTGGTAGATCAACTGGTATTTTAGAGCGTGGTCTTTAGGATACACCTGGCTAGTCTCGTAGTCGTTCTGGATGACCTTAGGATCAACCACCAGCTTATGCCCAGTCATCACTGGCTCTAGCGTATCGATTATACGTTTTTCTTTCTGTGTGCTGTGTCTCACCTCTTCGATTGTGCAAGCGTGGACTTTGCGCAACACAGGTTTAAGTAACTCGACGAACATGCCGTCACCGAAGTTAGACTCTACAACAATCTCGTTGACCTTGTGTTCTTTGGCGGTCATAGAGAGAAACTTGAGTGTTTCCTCTGAGTATCCTCCCTGGACTCCACCAGCCGCTGTGACATAAAGATACCCGTTTAACATTTTGACTACCGCGTAGCCTGTCTCGTCTTTACCTCGTCCTGACGGGTCGATAGACATAACGGTCCCTGTGTATTCTATGTGTTTACCCAGGGTCTTCATAGGCCTGTAGAACCTATCGCCAGTCATGCCGACATTAGGGATCGATCCGTCCCACTCTAGGTCCGGGTCTTTGGCCCACACTAGTCGTTCTGGGGCAAGCTCAGTGTCCAACGACATCACAATCAGATCTGAGATCTTGAGTGGATACTTTTCGACATCACTGAGGTTAGAATCGAGCATAAACTGTAAGGCGTAACCTGCAGACCCATAGGATACTTTACGTTCTGCAAGATCCACATCAGAGAACCGGAGTGGCTCTGTTGACTTTCCTTTATTATCAATATTAATACAACACTCAGCGATGTGACCATCGTATCGCTTCATGTTCTGGTCTGGGGTGACATACTGCGCAGGCCAGACGCGGGTCTGGTAGCCACGCTCGGTTAGCTGTCGGTATATCGTGTCTTCGCACTGTGGTGTTCCTAGAAAGATTACCTTGGAGTCGTCGAGGGGCTTAATGATCGCATCGAACTCTTTGACTTGTTCTCCGAGCTTGTCTCGCATCATCTGGGTCGCTGAGTTATTTGGCACTTCGACGTCATCGGCTACAATGATGTCAGCACGAGACCCAGTTAGTTGAGATGTGATACCCAGGGACTTAACGGACGGGGCGTGTGACGCTGGGGCTGGCCCGACGTCAAACGAGATCTTGGAGAATCGTTGTTTGTCCTGGGGTATAAGATGCTTAAGGAGTGGCATCTCATGGATAAGCCTAAGAGTAAAAGTTGAGAAGTCATCTGCTCTAGTCTTTGAAGCAGAGACAACAAGTATGTTCTTTGAGGGATCGAGGAGCAACTGGTGGACAACATAAGCAGAGCAAATCCAGCTTTTACCGACGCCTCGAAAGCCTTGGATAACTGCTCGTTTATCTCCGTGCTGCATGTAATCCGCGATTTCATATTGTATTCTAGTTGGTTCAGGTAGGTTAAGTTGTTTCCACACTAGGTAGAGAAAGTTCCTGAAGTCTTTGAGTTGCCTTAGGTCAGCCATTTCGTGATCTGTTTTGGCTTTTCTTTTGGAGCCGTAGGTTAGACGCAGCGTTGTTCCTTGGGTTTCGGTCTTTGTGATCGACGTCGCGCCCTTTGATTTTGCTGAGTCCCAGCTTGCGAGCCATGAGTCTCCGTGCGGCATTGCGTCCGGCTCGGCGTTTCTTTTGGTTCGGCTTAGCGTGGTAGTTAGCGTATTCGCTCTTGTAGTTTCTACTCATTGGACGCCATGTTTACAATTCGGTCTACGTTATCGTCGTGGAACGGCAAGGCGTTGACTAGTTCGTGGAGTGGTGAGCTTTCGGTGGCCACGGCGGACACGTTGTTGTCCTTGAGGAACTGTCTGACCGTCGATAGGTCAGCCGTGGATGCCTCTCCTGATTTGACCCTGAGTAAAAACTCTTCGATCAATAGGTCCTGGAGTTCATATAGTTTATCTGAGCGGTCCATGTTACTTTAGTTCCTTTCTTATTTTTATTATTAAATATGTAAGCGTGGTGACCCCGACGCAAATAGCGATCGAGGTGTTAACACTTTCAAGGGTGATGGCCCCGAGGAGCCCTGTTACGCCAACTAGTGACGGTGCATACGTTGAGTTCATTATTGTCTAGCGGCTCGTGCTTTCTGTATCGCTTCAATCTCACGCATGCGGAGCTCTGGGTTTTCTTGGAGCATCTTTGATTTCGCTACGCCCCTGTAAGCCCTGATCATACGTCGCACTGCGGCAACTCTAGGGCTGTCGCTCCCTGTTTCGTCTTTGAGATCTGCCTCTGGTAACGCCGCATACTCTTTACTGTTGAACATGGTTTCTAGGCGTTGTCGCAGTGTCTTACCCCGGATCGTTGAGGTCCCGACGAGCTCTAAGAACCTATCGTAAGACTGTTGGCCAGTCTCTGGGTTATAATATTCTTTCATATCTAACTCTTCAACGCCAGGCCTCAAGAACCGCGATGGTTGTCTGAAGCCAGACCTAAGGTTAGAAAGCTCATATTCAACTACGTTCTTCGGGTCTTCTTTGATGTATAATGGATTAATAACACCAGCGACACCCCCGCTACTCGGGACCGTCATGACTTCACCGAGCATATTACGCCTCGGAGGTAAGTTACCCCCAGCGGGTGTCCGTTTGATCATACGGTCAATGATCCCACGGGCTTCACGTAGTGGTCTGTCTTCTTCGTAGTTAAGTGACTGGTTGATCACGTTAGGCACAAAGCCTCCGGCGATGCTACCGAGGAACTTCTCTGCGTCTCGCACTGGGTCTTTGAACTTCAAGAAATCAAAGAGGTTATCAAGGCCCTGGACATAAGACTTAGACGTTATGTTGT